ACTTGTACGGGTTCGGCTGCAACCGCCACTTGCCGATACTGGTCTGAATTGTCGGCGTGTCCGTCAGCTTCATTGCGTCCAGCATGGCGTTCTTCAACCGTTCAATCAGGTTTTCCCCCGCCTTCGCCTTTGCCGATAGCCGCTTCGCCTCGGCCTTGTACCCGTCCACGTCACTCTGGACATTCTTGATAACCTTGACGTAGTTCTCGGCCTTCTCCGTCAGTTCGCCGTGGATGTCCACCAATGACTGTAGTATCTCGGCGGCTTCATCCTCATTCTGCGCGTTCGCGTAGGCATCCAGGAATCCCGCATACTCCGCGCTCAACTCATACAGGCTTGCCATTTACAACGCCTCCACTACCTGTTCCACAATCGACACGCTTTCGCGCATCTGCTCAAAGTTACTGGCCAATGTGTTGTAATACCCTCTCTTTGCGTTGCGCTCCATGCGCTTGCACAGTTCCTTGATGTCGCCCAACGCGCTAATAATGGCTTCCAACTGCTCGTCTGTCATAAGTCCTCCTTGAAACATTGCCGTCCTTCAGCATCACATGTTCCGCTTGCGCCCATTCCTGCATGTCCCACTGGTTCGTGAAACTTAATTCGCACATTTTGGGCCAGTCCGGGGGCTGTACCCGGTACAGCTTACCGTCACGAAACCACTTGGCGAACTTCACTCTTGTACCCACTTTTTACCCTCCATCCATCGAATGAACCCAAGTCTCGGTATCTTCGTCCGCGTCCCGATCACTGCCACATTGAACCCCAACCGTTCGGGATGCAACCGCGCTGTCAGTCGAATATCCTGTGGGTCAGCCCCAAGCACCGGGGCAATGTCGGCGGGGGTCAGTATCAACTTGTCAGAGGCTTTAATTTCATCCAGTGTCATTCTTTTCACCTTCACTCTCATTATTGAGAGTCAACGTTCAAAAAAAATTTCCTGCATCGTGTCTGACGAGAGATTGAGCAATACGCTCAACTTGCTTACTTCCTCAACCGTAAATTTGGTTCCCTGACGGTTCATCCGTCTGTAGTAGGTAGCAACGTCTATTCCCATAGCCGCTGCCGCCGCGTCCGGTGAAACAGACTTGTTCTTCATTTCCTCTCGCAAACGCTCCACATTTACCACTAACAGCCCCCCTTTCACTCTCGCTTTTGCGATTTGTTGAATACAGTATACTCTCATAATTGAGAATTGTCAAGTATTTGTCATGGCAATATTGCGATTATTTCATTTAGATTGTATTGCAAAATTGAGAGTATTGATGTAACATATTTACGAGGTGAGTGTAATGACAATCGGGCAACGCATCAAACAACGCAGAAAACAGCTAAATATGAGCGCAGAGGAATTGGCAGCAAAAATAGGTCGTTCCCCAGCCACAATGTATCGCTATGAAAAAGGCGACATTGATAAAATGGATTCATCTGTATTGCTACCGATTGCCGATGCCCTATTGACCACACCGGCTTACCTCATGGGATGGTTAGATGATTCGTCGGATTATACTGCTTTGTCAGAATTGGAATTGCGTTTTATTGCTGCTATACGCTATGCCGATCCACACGACATTGACAACGCATTATTGATTCTGGAAACAAGCGCAGCCAAGAAAAAAGAAGAAAGCAACCTCGCATAACCAAACACGGCAACATTACGCACATCGAATGGAGGTAGCCTATGTCAAGGCCATACCAATACAAGTATTTGCCATCAAAGAAGCATAAGATAATTGCGCTTCTTCTCTGTATTTGCTTTGGATATTTGGGCGCTCATTACTTTTATGTGCGCAGATATTGGCGCGGGGCATTAAATCTGTTCCTGCTATTAGGATTGACCATAGCCAGCAGCGTTTTCGGGATATACTATATCAGATTCATATTCGGGCCAACGCAAGGTATATTCGTCCATTGGAGGGAAGCCATAGCCGTAATTTGTGCCGCAATCCTCGGCATTACATGGATATTAGACATTGTACACATAGCACAAGGCAAGTTTCGGGACGATAAAGGACTGATATTAAAATGACCTGTCGCAAGTGCAAACGTGAAACCCCGTCAGACGCGCTGTATTGCCCCTATTGCGGTGTTTCGCTGAACCCTACTAAGCCCTCGCATAAAACCCGAACGCGCCCAAATGGGGCGGGAACGGCTTACAAGCGCGGCAAATCGTGGTATGCACAGGTGACGGTGGGATGGAAAGACATAGACGGGAAAGCCGTCGCGGTCAGGCGTACCAAGGGCGGGTTTACCACCAAGAAAAGCGCGTTGGACTATTGCCAGGAATTGTTGAAAACCCCAAGGCAACCCAAGAAACAGACAATGCTTCAAATCTATGAAGCGTGGTTGGTTGTCCATGAAAACAGGGTAGGCAAGTCCACCATGAACTGCTATAAGGCGGCATGGAAATTCTTTGCCCCGCTGCACTATGTCCCGTTTTCGGATATTGAGTTGGACGATTTACAGGAATGTATGGACGATTGCCCGAACGGGAAACGCACCCTTGAAAACATGAAGGCCCTCGCGGGTCTGCTCTACAAATACGCCATCCCCCGCCATCAGGCCGAATTGAACCTTGCTGAATATCTGAACACCGGCAACGGCAGGAAAAGCACCCATCCCGCCTTTACCCATGAACAGGTTGAACGTATACGGCAATCCGTGGGCGTTGTGCCCCATGCCGACATTCTCTATTGCCTGATCTATACCGGCTTCCGTCCAACGGAAATGTTTTCTCTCACCAAAGAGGATTACAAAGACGGTATACTCTACGGCGGCATAAAGACCACGGCAGGGAAGAACCGCGCCGTCCCCATATCGCCCCGGATATTGCCGATCATCGAAAGACGGCTGCAATCCGACAGCCCCTACCTTTTCCCAAAAGACGATGGAACATTCCTCACCGCCAACTACTACCGCAAATTCTACTTCTACCAAACCTTGGACGCAATCGGCATACAGTCTATGGACAATAAGGATAACCCGACCAGTCTTGTCCCCTACAGTGCCCGCCACACCTTCGCCAACCTCCTGAAGAACGCCCCCGGCAGCGACAAAGACAAGGCCGGTCTGATAGGCCATGAGGACTACAAAACCACGAAAAAGCATTACCAATCCGCTGAACTGGATGCCCTGAAAAGCATCATCGAAAGTTTGTAGTGCTAACCTACAACTTACACCAACCGCTAAAACCCTTGTATTTTCGGGATTTACCTATGAATGGGGTTCAAGAGGCCGGAGGTTCGAATCCTCTCACCCAGACCAAAAAAGTCCCGAAAATACAGCGTTTTCGGGACTTTTGCTATGTCTGCCATTCTACCAAAAATTGCGTAAAATGGCAGTCTATAACTTACATTACAACTTACATCATTTGTCAGGCGGTTCCTGCTTGTTGTACTGCGCCGTGGAGATACCCAGCAGAGCGCCAAGCAGAGCGCACACAACGGCGCTGGTCTTGGCAACCTCATCCGCGTAGGGCCAGCCCCAGATGGTGGACAGCCCCACATACGCCGTTGTCAGCGCGGGAATGGCAATCATCACGATCCACTTGAGCGCGTCGTATACCTTATCCGGCAGCATCATCACGCAACCCTCCCTTTCAAGTCCCTGATGTCGTGTTCCGCCTCATTCATGCGTCCTTCAAGCTGATACGTTCGTTCAATCATGTTGTTGTGACGCTCGACCTTCTGGGTCAATATCTCGATCTTGGTGTCTGTGACGGCCTGGTGACGTTCCAGCTTTGCGTCCAGCTTTGCGTCTGACAGTTCCGACTTCTTGTCCAATTCAGCCAACGTGTGCCGATTTGCGGCCAATACCGTGACCACTGTCCCGATCAGCGATATGACCGCCACGACTATGGCCTCGCTCATCCCCCAACACCTCCTGCGCCGATGCAGCGGGACAGGCTTTTCGGCGTCCCGCAGTCTATGGTGATGCTATTGCGCATGTTTTCGCCTACATGAATCAAGCGCCAATCCGTATAGCAACGTTATCAACCAAATCGTTGCTGTATTCGCCGTGCGAAGACTGATTATACAATATGGCAACATTATCGCCGACAAATATATATGCAATAGAGTATTTAACGTGGTCGGATTGTCCTACGGCAACTTGCGTCCCATCCACATACAGAGTTGCCTTATTATGTGTAAGCTCGATTTTTACCCGATACTTCACATTTTGCGTCAGTGAAATCGGGACATTAAACCATATCCTCGAAGCATATAATTGGAACTGCGTCGGAGAAATCAAGTAAACGCCTCCACTGGAATTGCTACCTCCAAAGGAAAGCACGATATGATTGCCACTATTAAGTGTCAAATCAAATTCGATTTGAACTTTGGGTACTATCATGCTTGTATCAACCCCGAACGACAGACCTTGGCTTGATGATGCACCAATCTGGTCATCGGTAATGACCGGATATGTCGCTATGGTCACGCCGTCAGTGACCAGACTACCATTCTCAACAGCTATAGATGCCTCTACGCCGCCCCCGCTGACATTCACGCCCACCGGCGAATACGCCTTCCCGCTTGGCGCTGCGTACTGCCCGTTCGCCGTCACCGTCAGCGGCTCAACCGTGATGTCGCCGCCGCCACCCTTGTTCAGCGCCCGGTAAAGCGCAAGATCAAACAAATCCATCCTACGCGCCTCCCTTACTGCTTAATCCAGGTCTGCCCCGCTTCGTCGTACAGGTACAAATCCCCCGTGTCCATCTCCAGGACTGCCGAACCGTTGGTAACGTCCAGCGAACCAATCTTCGTGGGCTTGGTGTCCGTGGAAAGGCCAATCGCCTCCACATAGCCGCCGTTCTCGCCAACGCACTGCTGTTTCAAAATCGTAATCATGGATGATACCTCCTTATCATGAATCGCCCGATCAACATTCCCAACAGTATACTCCCCGAAATCCGTCCGAATTGCGCCAGCCAGCACAGAATCATGTCCGACCACACCACTGTGGCCTGTATCTGCCGCACCACATCCATACTACTTCACCAACTTACTGTACTTGCTGGAAATCCAGGCGTTCTGGTTCTCGTAGATCACCAGGTACCAGTCGCGCCCGCCCCAGGGTTCGGTGACGCCCTGATAGATCAGCAGGTCGCCCTTGTGGGCTGTGCCAATGTCCTTCTTATCGGTGCCGGGGCCGCTGCGGATATTCACGCTGCCGCCCGTCACCAGCACATGCCCGTATTCCGTGGGTTCAGGCTCCGGCTTCGGCCCCGGCCTATAATCCTCCGGGTGTTCGATCACGTCATGGTAGTCATAGCTGCCGCGCACCTTCTTGCCGCAGGTCACATTGGTCGCCGCGTGGTGGTTCTCGTACAGCAGTATGTCCCCCGGCAGCAGGTAGTCGCCGGATTTGAGATACTTCGATTCGGTCAGCACCTTGAACCCGGCCTTGCTGTACGCCTTGCGCATATTCCCGCTGCGGATGCCGGTTTCCGGGATGCCCTTCAGCGCGTCGATGTCCAGCAGGTACCCCGCGCAGTGGACCAGCCCGTTCACCCCCGCCGTACAATCCTCCTCGCAGGCGGTCTTGATCCTGGCCGGGAGATAGCCGACCTTCCTGACCTCCTTCCAGAAGGAATCCCTCTGGTACTGGTCATACCCGATCTTGTCATTTAGCGCCGCGTCAATGCCAAGCTGGGCGATCAGCGTCCCCACGTCCACGTCCGGCCACCGCAGCACACACGACCAGGGGCGGTTATACCAGCTTCGCAACCGCCACTCCTTCCCGTTCTGGTCCCCGGCTCTGCCCCCGTGGTAGGCCCCGTTCTCGTCGCTGCCACTGTTGGAGATGTAGTGCGTCCCGCCTGACAGAATGTACTTCGTGTAGTCCGTCATGTCAATCACCTCCATCATTCGGTTTCAGTTGGGTCGGGCAAGGGCTTCAGAGCGCCAAACCTGGCGTACTCCACCTGTACCCCGTCGCTCATGCGGATGATGCTGGCGACCTGCAACTCGCGGGTGTCAACCTTGCTCATGTCCGCAAGGGCCTGGTGCCACTGGCCATAGGCCCGCTGCCGGGTCTTGTCCAGGTCGTTGTCATAGCTTTTGCTGTCGAAGGTCTTGGGATAGCCGGTCAGTGCATTGAAGGTTCCGTTCGCATCGACGATGTTTGCAAGCACCTGGTATATCTCACGCTGTTTCATGAACTACATCCTCCCTTAATAAATTTGCGTCCATGTGGTACTCCAATGGTCGAGAAAAAACTCTCTCACAAAGGCATGTGCGGTACCGTACGCAAATAGGTACAATATCGCGGTGATGCGCGTTTTATCGCCCACCAACAACATGTTCCATTCTGCGGTGTCAGTAATCCCGGACGGCATATCGCTGTAGGACACACTCCCGTTTTTCTGTACGCTGATCGGGAAAATCCTCGTGTCCTTCACCGCGTTAATGGCATTCAGGATGGAGGAATACTCGATGGTAATGGTTACGGCCTGCGTGATCGCGCCGGTGCCCCCGTTGTTCACCGGCAACGGCGCGGCGGAATCACCGTCCCGGACCTGGAACAGCGTCGTGTCGGAACCCATCTGGGATTTGACAAAATCGAATTGCCCGCCATATTCGTAAAACGCCATAGTGTTGTCGTTATAGTGACCCAGTTTTATGGCGTGGTTGGTATTGCTTTCGTTTGACCCCTTGATATACCCATCGGTCTGTATGATGTCATCCCCGACGTTCAGCCCCCCGGCCAGCGTCTCGTTTCCGTTCCAGTCCAACGTCCTTGCGTTCGCCCGGCTGTTCGCCCCGGTGCCGTTGCCGACGATCTCCGCGTAGGTGTCATTGCTGTCCTCCACATTGTAGCGCCCGGAAACCCGCTGGGCCGTACCGCTGGCAATGGTGTTGTTGCCTTCCGCGTGGCTGTAATCCCCGTTGGCCTTGCTGTTGTACCCCTCCGCGTGGCTTCCGACGCCCGCCGCCTCCGTTTGGAACCCCTCCGTGTGACTGTAGCCGCCGCTGGCCTCGCTATTGTAGCCCTCCGCGTGACTCTGCCGCCCATAGGCCCGCGTAGACCGCCCTTCCGCGTGGCTTCCATCCCCACGGGCTTCGGTCGCGCCGCCCTCCGCGTGGCTGTACTGGCCGCTGGCGACGATTTCAGAACCCTCGCCCACAGAATAGTTGCCGTAGCTTTCACCGGATGCCCGACGTCCCAAGGTATAGTAATAGACCGGGCTGGTGGTGATATATTCAATTTCCACCATCTGCCCCTGTGTCGGCGTTGTCGATAGGGTAATCAGGTTGACGTTTTGCGTATACGTCGCTGCTGTGCCGTCCACCGTCACCGAGACGATGGAGGAAGGGGAACTGCTGGTAGAAAATATCCTTGTACTGCCGTCCGCGATAAACGTGTCTGTCACCGTGGCGTTGCCACTCTGGTTTCGTGCGTCCCCCACAAGGAAGAACTGGTTTCCCACCCTGTCGTAGAACGTCATTGAGTTAAAGTCAATCTCCGCGTGGGCTTCCGCGGAATCGCCCATCACCTGAATCAACTTGCCGTTGAGTATGCCCGTCATGATATATGTCGCGTTGACATACACCTTGCCGTCCTGCAAATAGATGCCCTGATTCTGCCCGCCGTCCGTCAGCCGATTGAAGATTTCCTGCTGTGTCAGCGATTCGTCCAGCGCTTCAACGCTGTAGGCCACCTCGTTCACAAGCTGCGCCTGATCCTTTGTCAGCGGATTGCCCTGCTTACGCTGGTTCATGGCGTAGGTCATCCCCTGCGCCGCCAGCGTCCCGCCGCCGTTTATGCCAAACGCAACGTTGGTCAGCGTGGAGGCATGAGTCACACCGCCCACCTTGTAGGCAATGGAATCCATCGGCCACAGGTAGGGCAGCGGCAGCGTAGATGCCTCACAGGGCCGGTAGGTGAACCCTTGCACCGCATTGGCAATCACAGGCAGCGCCGTGGCAATCACCGGCCCCAGCAGCAGATTCCCTGTCAGGTCAATGGCGTAATCGTCCGTCCCCTCCACAATGGTCACACCGGAGTTATTGGTATACATGACCCCCGTGATGGTCAAATCATCCTCGTAGACATCCCCGTCAAAACGAATATCTTCGTCAATAACGGTTTCGACGGTATTGTTGTACCAGTTAAAGCGCAGTTTGCCGAGCCAGTCTATCCATGCGTTGGTCGCCATCAACCCCGCGCACCACTGTATCAGGTTCCTGTAGGTGATTTCTGCGCTGGACTCAGGCAGCGCCGCAATGGACAGCGAGGCATTCGGAAGCCCGGAAATGCTCTCGGCCAGCGTCACCCCGCATATCCCGCACACCTGGCCCACCAGACCGGCCACTGTTGCCGGGAAGGTCAATTGCGTCGCGTCCACCACAGCGTCAAACTTTGTCATCCTGTCCAACGCCGTAATCTGTATGGTTTTCAAGCGCCTGGGCTGCTCGTCCGGGGTGAACAGGCCCATTGACAGATAGTGGACGCCAGCGGTTGGTGCGGATATGATGATCTCGACGGTCAGTTCCGTACCTTCGAACACGATGTTGTTGTACCTTCCGTCGCTGTTATCCAGCGTAAACGAAAGCTGTGACGCTATGGCCGTCCCCACCTCCAGCTTTTCGCCGTTGCAGCAGTATCTGTCAATGGCAAACGTCCCCATGCGCAAATCGTCATTTAATATCTCTATGGTCGCGCCGTTCTTGTCTGTCCCATAGATATACGCGCTCTTGACCAGGCCATTCATGCCGTACAGGAACATTTGTTTTTCTAACTCTGTTACTGGATAGAACATGCCGCCCTCCTTACTGCTCAATGATGTTGAACGATACCGTCCACACATTCAGCCGCACGTTGTAGGCAGTCGCGGCTTGGTCGCCGGAGTAAAACCGCATTGTCGTGTACCCATTCACCAGAGGATCAAGGCAATTGACATTGACATACTCCGGCGCAAAGGCCGTCAGCACCGCGTTTGCCACGCTCATCGGAACGTTCTTCCACTCCAATTCCAACTTGCGCTTGCGGGTGATGAGTTCCTTGTGCATAAGACCGGATTCACACCGCCCCGCGTCCGGCCCGGAAATGTCGTTGACCGTCCAGTTATAGGTGGAGGGGCACGGAACCGCCACCCCGTCCACCGTCTTGATCGGATTGTAATTCTGGTCAGGCATATTCCGTCCCCTCCTTTAAGTCCCCACCGGGACAATCGTCATTCCCGCCCTGCGGTTCAGCCGCGTATTCGCCCGGTTCACGCTCTGCGCGGAAACCTCCGCCGTAAACTCCTTCGCCGCAATCTCCCGCATCAGCGCCACCTTCTCTCGGTCGCGCTGTTCGCTGCCGGACATGGCGTCGGTAAATGCGTCGTACATGGCCCTGTACATCGTCTCGTAGTCGGATTCGTCGCCGCCCGCGCTGCCGCTGTACATGGTCGCCGCGATCTTCACGCCGCCCATAGCCGCCCGAACAGCGCTGAACATCGTCGCGGCAAGCTGGCTCTGGTTGAGAACCTCCGTCCTGCCGCCAAGATGTCCCACCAGTTCAGGCCCAGCTTCTCCTGCAATGAACATGCTGCCGTGGGCATTTGTCGTGCCGTTGGCGTATTGAGGAATGTCCTTCCACGAACCGTTGGAAAAAATGCCGCCACGTTTTTTTGTTTGCATAGATACGGTTCCCTTGCCGGTTCCGCCGCCATGAATCTCGAAAGAAACAGTGTCTTTAGAACCTTTTACAAGATCAACCTTGATTTGGGCTTTCAAATTTTCAAGCCCAAGTGCTTTTTGAGGGGTGCCTTTCCAATTTTGCACTAAATCTGCAAAATAAGAAAAAATAGCACCGGCAGCAAACATTATTGAAGCATCCATTCCTTTATTCTGTTTTACCAACTCGGCAAAGTATTTAAACAAACTATTGTTTGCAAACACTATTCCAGGAGCGTATTTCTTGGCCTTTTTAAACAATGCACCGTAGTATTTCAGCGTGGCCCCACCATTAAAAACCTTGTTGGCAGAATCTTTTTTCTGGTCTTTTCTAAACAGTCTGCCAAAGAACGACAATGGATTGTTCTCGCCTCCGCCGAACGCATCTGTAGGCGTGTTTTGAGCCTGCAACCTGGCTCCCATTGGCTTATCCAGTGAAATTGCACCATTTTCATCAACTGTTAAACCATTGCCGGATATAGGGGATAATATGGTTGTGCCAGACACTGATTCTGCCAAAGAAGCATAACCATATTTGTCTACATCAATACCATCACCAGAATTAGCGTTGAGATTTACATTTGCTTCAATACCAAGAGGTGTGGGGCTTGTAATAGCATCTACAAGACCTTTTGCTCCTTCCTTGACGTCATCAACAATATTCAACGCAATGTTCTTAATCGCCGTGGCCGGATCACGCAGGAAATTGACAATGGCAAGCGCAGTGTTTTCAATCGCCATAATAAGGTTGGCTTTCTTATCCGTAGATTCCGGCCCAAGAATGAAGTCAACAATGCTATCTATCCATGAATCTGCTTTTTCCATGCCAGCTTCAACGGTCTTAACGATTGTCTCTGCGCCAGTCTTAACAAAATCCCACACATTGCCAGTCCATGCACCTATAGGAGAAAACAAAGCTGTAACCGTTTTCCCAATGGTCTCCGCACCGGCCTTTACGGTCTCCCATACATTGCCGGTCCATTGTCCTATAGCCGAGAACATAGCTGTAACCGTTTTCCCAATGGTTTCTGCACCGGCCTTTACGGTCTCCCATACATTGCCGGTCCATTGTCCTATAGCCGAGAACATGGCTGTAACCGTTTTCCCAATGGTTTCTGCACCGGCCTTTACGGTCTCCCATACATTGCCGGTCCATTGTCCTATAGCTGAGAACATGGCTGTAACCGTTTTCCCAATGGTTTCTGCACCGGCCTTTACGGTCTCCCATACATCCCCAGCAAACGATGTTGCAGCTTCAAAAGCTGCCGTGACCTTCTTTGCGATCGTCGCGCCAGTGTTTTGCAGGAAGTCCCACACATCATTAGCCCATTCGCCAGCCTTCTTCACAAGGGAAACGACGGCATTAACCACCAATTCCTTGACGGTTTCCCATCCTTCTTTAACCTTCTCAATAGCGGTCTTGCCGATATTGACAAGGTTATCCCAATTCGCGGCAACGGTTGTCGCAAGCCCCGCCGTTCCTGCAAGGATCAGCCCAAGGCCAATCGGAATATTCCCACTCAACAGCGCAAGAATACCCAACGCCAACGACGCACCGCTAATCAGTGCCGTTACCGCGCCAATCGGCCCCTCCAACTTTTCTTTCAGGAAATTCCAGTTGATTGATACCGCCGTTACACTTGCACCCGCAATCATCATGGCAATACCGATACCAGGATGCCCCGCAAACGCCAGCACCGCGCCAATGCCAAACGATGCACCGCCAACCAACGTTGCAATCGCCTGTACCTTTTCGCTCATTTTGTCGCCTATGGTATTCCACGCTATGGTTGCAGCACCCATGCCGGTAGACAACGCCGCAATCATAAGACCGATACCAAGTCCGACATGACCGCCACTGAATGCCAGCACTGCGCCAACTGCAAGACCGCCAGCCACGGCAGCTTCAACGCCAGCCACGGCAAGTTTGACATTGTTACTGATCCCTTCCCAGTTGGCAAATATCGCACTGCCAATCGTCACCGCACCTGTCGCCATAAGTCCAAGGCCCAGCGGTACATTTGCACCGGACAGTGCCAAAATTGCGCCAAGCGCAAGTTCAGCGCCACCGACAATCATAGTAATGCGTGAAAACGCATCACTCATGGCGTTTTCTATCGCTGTAGCAAAGTCTTTCCATCCACCGGCTAATTCTTTTTCCTCAAACATATACTGATAACCACTTGTATAAGGAGAAGAACCGCCAGAACCACTGCCTCCTGAAGAAGATGATTCTTTTGACAACTTGTTAATTTCATCAAACCCAAGGATTGTACGTTTGATTTCATCCGAAGCCTTTTTCGCGTTGCTTGCAGCGTTTGAAGAGGCTCCAACCCATGACTGTTCAACTTTCTTTGCTACAGTATATGTAGATGCTCCACTCAATGCTGAAAACAACTGATTCAGCCAGTTAAGCAGCGTTACAATCTTATCTATGATAGCATCAAGAACGGGAGCCAACGCATTAAACAATGGTGCTGCCGCCGATGCTATACTGTTCCGAAGATACACAAATGAAGAATTGATCCTGTCCATGCTGTTAGCATATTCAGAACCAAACATTTTACTCCATCCGTACAAATCCTTGAACGATTGTCCAAGGTCTTTTACGATGGTTCGATATATGCGGAATTTGGCAATCCTGAGTAACCCACTTGCCATGCTCCCCAGCGCACCGACAATGCCCTTCATTCCACCCAGGAATGCACCGCCCATGTATGAACCGCTTTGTTTCAAAGCATTCCAAAAGCCATGTAATGATTTGCGCGTTTTTTCGGTTTGCTCCCCTGCTTGCGCGGTACTGCTCCCCATGTCCTGCGCACCCTGCGCGGCGCTCTGCATACCACCAGCGGCCCCTTGCGCAGCCCCGCGCAAACGTTCAGCCGAAGAAGCAGTGCGGTTAATTGCAGCAATCGCAGCCTCCGCGTTTGCGTTAATCTGTATCGAAAGATTGTCAATCGTCGCCATTGCCGTTCACCTCCTGCTTCTTCGCGGCTTCTCTGCGTCGTTTCAATTCCCGTTCACTGTCCGCGTTCATCTTCGCAAGATAGCGTTCGTAGTTTTCCTTCTCACGCCGTTCTTCCTGTTCCCGCACCTCTGCCTCTGTAATCGGCCACGGTTCATCGGGATAATGACCAGGCTTCGCATCCTTCACGAACGGCTTGATAACCGGCGCGGCGCACATGATGGCGTTGAACACATACGCCCCTTGCCGCCAACGCGCCCATTCCTCCTGCTTGCGTTTGATCTCAAACGCTTCACGGTAGGCTCTCGCCAACCATGCCGGGCCTTGCCAATATTCTTCATAGGACATTCCCATTGCCATGTACAATGGGAACATCCTCATGAAGAACTCCGTAATCGTTATCGGTTCGGACGGTTCCTCTACAGGGTCGCCGTCCAACTGATTCCGTTTCCCTCGTCACCCTTGTCCTCGATCAGCGAATTGTAGGTTTCGGAAACCATGCGCCGCAGGGTGTCCAGCAGCTTTTCCTTGTCGTTCATCGCATCGAGGATTTCCTCGATAACCCTGCTGCTGGTCTTGCGGTGGTTCTTGTAGAACGCGCCCGCCCACAGCATGTCCAGTTCGATCAGGGGAGTGCTGCCGCTTTCACCGGGCTTGAATCCCGCCGCCTCCATGCGCTTGACACTCTCACGGGTGTATTCCAGACAGTAGTGGTTGCCCTTGTAATCGAAAGTGATGCAATTCGCTTCTTTGATGTCAGACATGATCTTATTCTCCTTAAACCGTTATTTTTAAAAAAGGGGCGGGAGGGAACGCC